CGCACCTTTTGCAGCGTATCTTGTATAAGAATTTATTGTGTAATCTGAAGCTGAGTTGTCGTCAACCCAAGAGGGTTTTGCATCAAGCTTAATATCACCGGAAACTAAATAAATATTCGTCGTTGCTGAAACATGTTTTATAGTAAATGTGTCTGTGCCACTTGAGAAATTACCCCTCATAGCTTCTTCAGCATCACTCCCAACATATACAGATTGGGATTGATCAGTAGTTACTCCCGTTATAGCAAAGGTTATTCCTGTTCTTGCTGTTGAAGTAACATTTATGCTTATGTTAAACCTTAATCGCCAATCACCATCATTCGTTAAGTAGGGGATTCCCTCAGAAAAACAACTAGATGCAACATCTGCTCCTGTAGCAGTCATTGTGTAAGCCTTGAGTTCAGTATCAAAAGGAACATTGAATGTTGTACTTCCGTCACCAACTCCAAAACGTGTTCCAATTTTATTAAAAAGATCCGCATATGTTGTTCTTGATACAGCTTGTCCATTATTTAAAACAAAGCCTTCAGGCGTTGAGCTGTTACCAAAGCGAACTATAGAGCCTATTTCACTATCAGAAACTATCCCAGATCCAATTGCTGAAGGTCTGTAAACTGATACTTGAACATAATTAGCACTTTCTGCGAAAAATAGAGGACAAGAATATCCAGCTATAGGTTCCGTAGAAGTAGCTGTACCAGCAGTTGAGAAGTCAGAGAAGAAATAAGCCCCAACTGTCTTACCATGTGCTGTTAATTCAAATCTTCCAAATCTAGCAGCAACAAAATTATTAGCATCTGTTACTTCTGTAACTACATGTGTAGGAAGGGTAAGCGAACTATTTGCTTGTGCTTCTTCCCAATCTGTACCATCATGGTAAATACCATCCAGGAGGGTAAAACCATGTGTAGTTTGTGCTATCTCTATAACTGAACTTCCACCACCAAGATCTATAACTTCTGTTCCATCATCTCCAAAGAATTTCTTCTCTGTAGAGTCAAAGAACACTGTTCCTTCTTTTCTAGTTAATCCAGCAAGTGTTGCTGTGACAGCTTTAGGGATAGTTAATCTACTTGTATTACTAGCCGTTCCACCATCTATATCTTTATTTGTTATTGCTTGTGCTCCAGAGATTGTTGCAACTTCTAATTCAGAACCTGCATCACCCACTCTAATTCTACTGGTAGCATCTTTATCATATATTATTTTAACATCTGTTGCATCTGACATTTCCACTGTAAGTCCGGCAGTATCATCAGCAATTGTTTGTGTTCCATTTTTATTAACTGTTATATTTGCATCTTCTACAGCTAATGTTGCTACATTAAGTGTCACTGTAGTTCCATTAACTGTAAGATCTCCTGTCACTACTACATCATCGTCAAATGTCTTAGTTCCAGCTATACTTTGAGCACTTGTGTTGACATACCCACTTACTGAAGAACTAGCAGCCTGTGTAGCAATAACTTCTTCAGCAGAAGTCATGTGATAATACTCATCTGTTGTTCCACCTTGGAGGGTAGATAGGCTATTATGGTCAGTCACTGTACTAGCAGTTCCTGAACGTGTTATAACTTCTCCCCTAAGATCTACATAATCATTACCTTCTTCATCACTTCTTATCCTAGCCCTGCAATCTACATTGGTGTAGGATGAGCTAGCTTGATATATAATTGTCCCTAAGAATACGAATTCAGGTATTGGGGCACCTTCCAGTATTAAATTATTAACTTCTACTAAAGCTCCATCTCTTGCTTGCCCTTTTGTAGAGTATACAGTTTGCCCTTGTATAACACCAAATTTCCTAGTGGTATCATTATAACAAAAAACATGCGCTAATAAGTAGTCATTAGTATCTACCACTGTTTGTTGCCAATTTCCACCTGTTAATTCATTCCATTGTGGATTGCCTGTCCCGGTATTTAAAACACCAAAACTAGCTGAATCATCCATATCCCACTCAGAATCAGCGTCAGCGCCACTTCTATAATAGACACTGATATCAGCTGTTGATAATCTTGCTGTATTCACTATCTTTATATCTTCATCCCACATTGTTGAGATAGCATTTGAAAACTGAGCATTTACATTAGTAGGGTTTGCCTCATCTGCTAGTATATCCCCAAGTTCTCCCCCAGAGGATAATCTTGCACCATACACATTATGTAGATAAGCATGTGTTGTTGGAGACATTGATACACCATGTCTTTCATCACCAAAGAAGATGTCAACGCTATTTGCTACATTCCAATGCACTATAGCTACAAGAGCATTATCCGTTATTAAATTATTGTTCCATACTATTGTCTCAGATAATGTTGCACCATTATAATATATATAATGTAATCCTTCATCATTAGATATAGATATAGCATCTGCTGATGATTTTGTATACTTTACTCCATCTATCCAGAAGCTAAAAGAAGTTGCTACTTTATCTATTGAAAAAGTGTTACCAGTCAAGCTCATAACAGAGTCTGTCCTATTTTCAAAACCACTAGGTGAGTGTGTGACACCCTGTATGTCAACACTATTTGCTAAGGCAATATCTATGTCAGCGTGTGAGTTTGTGCCTATATTAGCAATAGCTGTATGATCTATATCACTAGTTAAATTATGAGTATTTGTTATTGAGTCATGGTCTACATCTGTAGTTAAATTATGGGTATTTGTTAGCCCATCATGGTCTATATCGGTGTTAAGATTATGAGTATTCGTCAATCCATCATGGTCAATATCTGTACTTAAGTTATGTGTATTAAGTAAAGAATCATGATCCACTCCGCCAGGAATAACATCAGCAGTTAAAACACCTGCAGTGCTAGTGAGAGTGACAGTTGTAGTATTATCTATGGAAGTGATTAATACCGAACCAATTTCTACCCAAGTAGCTCCTCCTTGATCCCAAGACCAAGCAGTATTATCATCAACTTGTATAACTAACTGCCCATCTTTAGCCGGGACTAGCAATCCTCTCTCAGTAGCATTAACTACATAAAGGACATCAGGGGAATTTATTCTTGTACCTATCGTTCCTTTTCCAAAATCACTCATTACCTCTCCTCATATATCTAATTGGAATTATCTTCCAATACTTATTTTTGCAGAATCAATTTGTCCTGTACCATCAGCAGCATCTTTTACTTGAAATTTAATGAAATTGATACTTTTGTTTAATACAAATTCACGTACAAACTTAATATCAGCATCTTCAACATCTATCTCTTCACCTTGCACTTCAATCTTAGAAGCACTAATCGTTTCGATAACAAATTCATACTCACAGTCATCTTCTGAGGAACCCACAAGAGCTTTTATACTCATATCTGTAGAAGTACCTTTATCATAACTAATCCATAAGATTAAAGAATGAGCACCTTTTACATTGATTGGCTCTGAAATGTCTGCATAAGTCGCAATAATCTCAAAGTCATCCCCAGTGAATAAATCAACTGGTTGACTTGCGGAGATATTTTGCACTCCTAAACCTTTTACTAATACACTTGCCATTATTATCTCCTATATAGTCTTAGAGAAAATGAAGGCTATAGCGCCGACAAATACACTTGCGGCGCTAAAGCTTATTCTCTTAAACAATTTAAATTCATCTTGTTTTACACATTGATCATCTATGAGTGTTATTATCCTATCAAGCTTCTCATGCGCGTTCTTGCTATCAGCTTTTAAAGATCCCATATCCTCATATAATTGTTTAAATAACATATCCAGATCTCCTTATACAGCAGCTCTAAATACACTATAACTTAATACAGCATCATTCTGAGGGTCAGCATCGAATGTAAATACTATTGAAGCAGATCCAGCTACTGCACTTACCCCAACGACAGTTCCCGTACCTGAGTTTAGGATGCTCCAACACACTATGTCACTTGATAAAACATTAACAGCGGATACTAAAATTGCAACGCCATAAGCAGCATCAGCAGAAGCTACTTGGTCAGCAGTTACAGAAGCAACGCTATCATGACCTGTTGTCTCGTCTTCATGATCATTATATTTTGCTTTGATATCATTTAGTCTAACAATTGATTCAGCTAAAGTAGATACTGCAGTTGCAGCAGCTAGAACTTTATCAGCAGCTTGGCCATTATGATAAGCCCAAGAAGATCCTAGTATAGCATCAGCATTATGAGCAGCATAAAGAGTTGTTAATTCATTTGAAAGCACCACTATAGAAGCGATATCATCGGCATCAGCAGATAGGGCTGAAGTGTCTTGGACACCATTAGTATGCCTTGTAGCATTTGCAGCATGGCTAACGAAATCGGCTTTTATTTCGTTTACTAGAGCTATCGCAGAACTTAATCCAGCTACATTATCTTCTCTAGAAGTTTCTGCATCAGCAACAGCTAAGATATTAATATTTACTGGTTTAATACCAGAATCCAATTGTTCTATACTAACAGCATCATCAGCTAGTTTATCTGCATCCACTGCATCATCGGCTAATTCAGCAGTACTGATAGATCCAGCAGGAACTACACCAGCACTGATATTTTGTATTACTGTACCAAGTTGTACTTTATTGGCACTTCTATTCATCCTATTTAAAATTTCTTTATATAGATCACTTATTTGAGCCATTTGTTTCTCCTTTCGAGAGGGTTCAGGGCTTGGTTGCCCTACTTCGTGGGGCTACAGGTTATCCATAGCCCCACCAAATTAAATTACCTTATATGTTAATACCAAATCCGATACCATTATATGAAAGGTGATGAAAAATAAGATTACCATAAAATGCTACATCCATGATGTATTGATAACCAGTTGTATTTCTTACTTCAAATACTGAATCGCCAGATTTTGGGCTTTTAACAGCTTCAAAAAATCTCATACCAGCAAGACGGAAAGAATTCCAATCTACTATAGGAGCGATATCATTATCCATTTCTCTTAGAGCAGTAACTTTAAGAGCGCCACTTGGGCCTGTGATTTTAACAGAAGTAAAACCATGTCCAGCCTTAAGGTCAGAAACAGAAAATCTTCTATTAGTTTCAAGTGAATTAACAATATATTGGAAATTGTCATAACTGATTATAATTTCAGAAGGGTTTCCTCTTCCTTTTCTTGATGCTTTGATCCAAGCTTTAAAAAGATCTTCAATTAAAGTTTCAGCAGAAGAACCAGAAAGATCTTCATTATGAGGTTGTAATTGTTTGTAATAAGCTTTTGTTAAGTTATGAATAGTTTCGTCACCATCATTAGCATAAGAAAGTAAAGCACTTCTTAAGTTGTTCATGTTATTTTGAGCAACTCCACCTGTTACTGACATTGTGCCATCAAAATATAAAGCAGAACTTTTAGCAGTTGTATAGGCTTGAATATCTAAAGCTGATCCGCCACTTGTAGCAGAAACAGTAACTGTGTTAGCATTTAAGTCAACAGCAGTTACATAAGCAGCAAGAGAAGCTGGGTCATCATTTCGTATAACACAAAGTTGCCCAATTTCAAATCTTTCTGGGAAATTAACAGCAGCAACACCAACACTTGATCCGTTAGCAGTTAGGCTATCAATTTTTGATCCAAGAAGCATATTATGTGAAATAACTTCTTTGTAATAATTAGCAGCAGGTTCTAAAGTATCCATTAAAACTTTAATGAAAGATCCTTCATAATTATCACCAGCAGCTAAATCTTTTTGGTTAAAAATAAGAGATTGCATGATTTCGATCATGCTTGTTTCGTAACCAAGAATTGCTTCAGCTTCAGCTATTGAAGAAGCAGCAGTTAATGATCCAAATTTTACAGAAGAAGCAACAGCAGAATTGATAGGTATTTGATATCTTCCACCCTTCCAGCTTGTGTCTTTTTTTACATTACGGAACATATAGTCACGTTTTTTTACTTCATCTTTTAAGATGTTTACTGGACGATAATTCTTTAATTGTCCAGCAAATGATTGTGTTAAACTCATTTGAGATTATCCTTTCGTGTGTTTTACCACTCTTGTCCTGTTAGATTTTTATATCTTTTACCAAGACCTTCTAAACCTGAACCTGACTCGTAAGTAGGTTTCTTAGGAGTACCTTTATCCCCTTGGATATTAGGCAAAGATGCGGTATCGTTATTAACTATTCTTTCTTGAACGGGTACAGCAGGTGTAGGAGCGGGTGCATTTTGGTTACTAGGTCTAGCTTTACTGAACCAATCTGCAACGCCTTGAACGATATTTGGTATATCATTTAAAGATACTGATTTGTTCTGTGCTTCTAGGGATTCGCCATCTGACATCACTCTATTTTTAAATGTTCCTGCGCCCCATGTACTGTCTACATATTCAGCTATCTCAGCTATCTCAGGAGAAGATACAGCTTTTTGAACTTCCAATTCAGTTCTAGTTTTAGCTAGTTGATTTCTCTCATTTTCAGAGGAATCACGTTGATATGTTAAATTTTGTTCTTGCCTTTGAACTTGATTGTTTCTTTGAATTGTATCAAAACCCTGTGGGTTATCGAGATGTTCAGCTAATGTTAAACCAATTCTTGCTAGTGAATCACCCTTAACATCACATAGACTTAGGAACTGATTAAATGATTCAGGATTCCCTTGGCTTACGCCTTCCATGATCTTTGTAAAGTAATCTACCATCGTATTTGATTCTTTAGCTTGTGTCTCTACTGTTGAGTACTTACCTTGCCATTCTGATAAATCTTTTGTTGTTTCTTCCGCTCTAGTTTTCATGATTTCCATAGCGCTAGATTTAGTGTAAAGATCTCTGAAATACTCTTCATCTTCTTTTGTTTTGATTGAAGATTTCACTCTCTCGTCAAAGTCAAAAGTTTCGTCCTGAAATTTGTACTGGTAACTCGGAGAATATACATTCTCCTCATCCTTAGTTTCACCTTCAGATGTTTCATTTGCTTCAACTTCATCCTTAACTTCAATTTCACTATCAGTTTCGTCTTTAGCTTCTACAACTACTTCTTCTTTTGTTTCAATAACTTCATCAGCGTCAGGGGATACATTCCCGGCTTCGTCAATTACATTACTGCTAAGATCCGTGTCATCTTCTCTTAGTTCTTCTAGTCTTTCTGTTAGGGCATCGAACCCTGTAGCCTTTGTGGAATCACTCATCAAAGCCTCCTTCTTGAATTAATACAAACAAAGATTGTCACATCTTCGCACATTAAATTTCTCCCATTTCGGACACAGCTGCAGTATTCATCTGGTCTTGTCCTGGTTGGGTAGATTTATCAGTAAGCTGGTTTGCAATCTCAGCTTGTGTGTTAGCATCAAATCCCTGTAATGTAGATTCTAGCATACCTTGCGCTTGTAATTTTTTAATAAGGTATTCTAAGGCATCATTAGGTAATAAGATTCTTTTAGATCCAATAGATCCATCTTGATTAACTTTAGAGTCATACATTTGTATAGGGATCATTCTACCAGAAGAAGGAATTAAACCGTGTTCCATTTGCATCTTCTTCTGTTCTTGTTCAGTAATTATTTGTAAATATTCATTTCTTTTAGAGCCATACAGTTGGTGAAGAAAATCTGTAGGTATAACTACACCATCAGGCATTCTATAAGTAAGATCATCAAAGTCAGGTTGTGACATTCTAGTATCTAATCTCTGTAACATATAATTAGCTTCATCTCCTTGAGATACTGGGAAATTTACGCCTTTGTCAAGCTTTAATATCATATTCTGAACACGTTCAGCTTTTAAGATGGACTTTAATGCAAGATCTGATTTATCTAAGAATGGAGATTCCTTCGCAAGAACCCCAAGGTCGGCTTCGTCCATGCCACCATACTGTAGGAACTGATTAATCTGAAACTGTTTAGCTATGATAGACTCAGGGTCTTCTGTGCTTGCTTTAACTTTGATCTGAAAGCCTAAATCGTCCATGCTCTTATATTCGTCTATATTTATCTTTTCTGAAGCACCAAGGATAGGGATTAAAGCCTGTGGATGCATACTCTTTTTATTTAGCTTTAAAGTCTTCTTCCAGAGTCTAATTAAAAATCTTTCAAACTTAGAAGCATGCTTAGCAAATTTTTTCTTTTGTCTACTAGTCATAAAGAAGATAGCAAATGGATCCATAGCTGCCATTTTATTTTCTTCCATCTGTGGTATTTCTCCAATTAATTCAAATGTCTGTACTTGATTAATTAGATGTTCTACATATTGTGTTCCAGCTCTACCAGGTAAGATCTCAGGAACTGTACCACCAGTTACTTGAAATAATCTAATACCTTCATATTTATTAACTTCAGCTACTTTAGATCCAGCAGTTGTTATTATCTTATCATCTCCAAGAGTTATCTGATGTTCAGCAATCTTAGACACACATCTGTTGATTTCTAACTGAATAGGAGCTAATTGTTTTAATCTTGATTCGCCTCTAGGTGTTCCATGATTACTTTCAAAGTTAACCATTTCAAATGGGAAGATACCATGAGGTAATTCACCTTCTAGTAAGATACAATTAGAAGTGGTCATTACATATTTACCCTTCATACCATTTTCTACAGTAGGTTTCCAAAAGAATTCCCTTATTAATACTTTCTTATTTTCTTCTTCAGCAGAATACATGTTATCTGTACCCTTATATATACTCTTAGTATCATCAACTTCACTTAAAGAGTTGATTTTTCTTTGTGCTTCATCAGGGTCTTTTTCTACAGCTTTTATAAGCTTCTTAACTCTGGCTTTATCTAACATATGTCTATGGCATACCCATCTAGCATCAACCCAAGTTCTAGCTGCAGGATCTCTTAATAAATTCTCAGGCTCAATATGTTCAAATCTCATTTCACCAGAAGGCATCATGTCTTGTATTAACATAGGTTGGCCTGTCTGAGGGTTTATGACTTGTTGCATTTGTCCAGGAACTAATGGGCCAGTAGAACTATTAAAAGATATCTTAATTATAGCTTCACCTAAAGATATATAATCCTTAACTAAATCTTCTTGCAAAGAATAAAAATCACTTTGTTCTATAATATGTGCTTTAACTGATCTATTTAATTTAGCAGCTTTTTTATCTTTTTCTTCTCTAGGGTTATCTGCTAATATCTCAACATCTGGAGCTAAATCTAAAATAGAATTAGACCATACATTAACAAATCTAGATATATGATTTTGTACTAGTCTTAGTCTTGATTTTGGGAATGCTTTTTCAGCTCCTCTTATGTTACTGAAATTCTTACGAGTTTGTTGATAGAAGTGATCTCCACTAGTTAAACGACCATAACTTAAGAACCTATCAAATACATGTTGATCTAAGGAATCGGCATGATTGTATAATGATTCTAAAAAGCTTGCTGTTAGTTCTTTAGCCACTAAATTTCTCCTCTTCTACATAACTATAAGATCCATCTGGGTCTAGCGATATAACATTTTGTCTGCGTAGATCTCCAGCTAGTTCAGGTGCTATGTAGTCTATCTCTTCTAAAAGAGATTCATCTCTCTCTTTAATTCTTTCTTCTAATGTTTTTTGTTCCATTTCTTCCATTTGTTTTACTTGAGCATCTGTTGCTGTATGGATTTCATTTGGAACTACTTGAGATGTTGGGGTATTGTCGACTATCTTGATTTTTAAGTCGCCATATTCTAATTCAAAATTCTTTATTCCTTGCTTATTCACTTCTTTAAGAATGCGGATTACGTCTAATTGAAAGTTTTTATCAGGCATAGATTTCCCTCTACAGATATTATATCATAAAAAAGAGGTTTTGTCAAGTAATATAATAAAAAAAATTTATTCGTCTTCATAAAAAAGACTCAAACATATCATTCCATTCGTCAAGTTCACCTTCTAAAACTTGAGCTTGATCTTTCGCTGATTGTTTGTAAGCCTCTAATCTTCCTTGTTCTTTTGCTAAATATCATCTCGGATCTTTCATCCAGGTATACTCTCTTTTCACTTTTATTGCCACCTTCTAAATTGTATTGTATAACTGCATCAAAATTCCAGTTAATCTGTATGCATAGATACCTTAATGGATCTATTAAGTTATCTGGACAAGATACTTTAGATTTAGAGTGGTTAGAAGAATAACTCATAAGTTCGTTCTTTAATTTTTGAGTTTCATCCCTGTCTCCATTATAATATATCTTCAACATATCGTGTTTAAATAGGGAATTAAGAATACCAAAACCATCTTCTCTAGCCTTATTTGCTGGAATTAAAGCTATATTAAGAGCTATAGCTTGCAGGTATAAATCCCTACATTGCTTATCATATACTGTACCAACGACATCTAAACCTTTTGTAAGTTCTTGGCATTTCTGTAAGATCTGTGTATTTGTAGTGTTTATCTTATCACCTCTCCAGGCTTTGATAACTCTACCTTTAGTGCATTCATCATTAACTGCCACCACTACCACACCTGCAGGATGGGCACTGTCACCACCAGAGCCAGGATCTATGCCAGCCCATATATTCCACTTCTTAGGGTTAAGTTTATGCCCTTTAATAAAATGTGTTTTAAGATCAAACTGGGGTACCATAAGCCCATCAGATTTAACGAACTTACCATACATTCTTTTAAGTACTTCATTATGTGTAGAACACTGAGCCATTCTTAATGTAATTAATTCATCGTCATACAACCCTGGAGTACCATCTTCTTTTACTTTACAATCCCATACAGATATCTGTTTCTTATAAGCTGTTTTAAATAACTCTTCATCACCTTTTTCTTCCATAGCTAAACGCCAAGGTTCTTGCCCCTTAGTGGCTGTAAAACCAGCATTAAAATATCCTCTAGGAATAGTTAATCTAGCAGACAACTCATCATAAGATTCAAATGGTAATTCTTCATCAATAAACATTTCATACACTGTAGATGCTTGTAATGAATGAACTCCTTGACCATATGAGAAAAAATATATTCTAACACCAGTTTCTTCAAATTCTATATATTGAACTGATTTATCTTTAACTTTATAATGCCATCTATATTTACCCTTATGTCTAGCTTCACCTTTGGGTAGCCATTCTTTAATCCATTTAGTCTCAAACTCCCGCATTATCATAGACTTATCTTCATACAAATACCACATCTGAGTAGGCTCTTTACCTGCTGCCATCATCTTAGGCCATAACTTAGTCCACAGACTTCTTTCTGTGGCATGGGTTATATCTCTAACAATCATCCAGGTAGATTTACCTGACTGATTAGCCGCTGTGCATAAATTGATTTTATTGGTAGAATTGAGGAAGTCACGCTGCCATTGGTACTGTGCAACGTATTTGTGCGGAAGTTGTTTCTTTAAATCCTCTAGAGCTAATTCTTGCTCTAACTGCTTTAACTTTTCAATTTTGTTCATTTTTTCCTTAGTTTTTCTTCTAACTGTTTGATTCTGTCATCAACATTATCTATTTTTTTGATATCTTCTTTTTGACTAGAATGCATAACTTTTTGAGTAGCAGGATAAGCTCTATCATATATTAATTTAGCTGCTTTATACTGTAATTCCGCAGCTTTATAGTCAAGACGCTTAACACCATTAGAGTCTATGTAAGTAACATTTAAATTTAATAGGCTTTCCATTGTGTCATGTGCTCTATTAACTTGATGTTGTATCCTAATTTCCTCATGTTGATATGGAACTATCATCCAAGCTAACTTCTTAGGATCGTCAAATTTTAACAATAAACTATTAGTGTGACATATGCCTGTACATATATTAGTCATTATCATAGTGTCATTATCTTCAGAAGCTCTAGCTAATTCTTTATGAAATAACAACCTAAGCTTTTGATCTGCTTCAGTTATTTTCTGATCATCCTCTAATTCTTCTGCAGATAAATTCAGCAATTCTGCTGGCATTGTTTCCAATTTCCACTTTAGTTTACCTTTAGAATATGTAAGAATATGGTGTAATAATTCATTAACTGGAACTAACTCATTACCACTCATGTGTCACCATTCCCAGCTTAGTAGCTGCTTTAACATCATAATATCTATCGACATGCTTAGTTTCTTTCTTCCACCAATCAGGTGTCTTTTTAGTTCTTTCACCCATAATACTAAGACATATTTTCTCTAATCTACCCGCTTCTTCTACTTCTATCTTTTGTTCAGATAACTTACCATAGGACATAGAACTTATCTCATGGCACATAAAAGTAGTATTAGGTAGAGCATATCTTTCATCTCCGGCTAGATATATTATAGTAGCCATAGACATAACTTGACCTTCTCCGCATGTAATAATCCCACAAGAGCTATTTACCAGAGTGTCATATATCCTTAAACCAGTGTAAACACAACCACCAGGAGAGTCAATAACTATTCTTATATCTTCACCAGGGGCTGTTGTTTCCATTAACTTTATAGCTCTTATAATATTTGCTGCTGTAAAATCAATATCACCAAGTTCTATCACTCTGTTTTTAAGGTCTATTCCTTCATCTAACCATCTCGACTCTGTATCAAATTGTATTCTTTTATCTGACATTATAGTTTACCTACCCATCTGCCTTTATTAGTTAGGAACATATTAATTAAAATAGGAACTGCTTTTATAGTTACTAGACAACCTAAAACTGGTCTAGCTATTTGATCTTTATTGTAACCCATAGCTAAGGAATTGTCATCAATTCCACAACCTACATTAGCGCCGAATAAACCACTCTGTGAAGGTGTATTAATATAATTAACTCTAAATTCAGAATGATTATGGCCTTGTATAACACACATTCCAGTAGATAGCACTGCTTTTCTAAGATCTTTAGATACATTATGGGATAAGAAAGCTTTTATGCCTTTATCTAACTGTATAATTATATTGTCTTTCCATGTCCATCCTTCAGGAGCATCAAAGGCTTCTCCAGTATCTTTGATATATCTCTTTGGAATTCCACCTTTTTTAGCTCTACGGTCGGGTCTTTTCTCATGGTTAGATGCAACAGATTCAAGTTCAGGAAAAGCTGGATACCATTTTTTAGTTAATTTCGCAGCTACCGCATCAGCTTCAGTACCCTGATTAGGCATATCTGGATTTATAGGGTGGTCGCTTAAACCTTCATTTGAGAGTAAATCACCTAAGTTGTAAGTTTCTTTAGTCTTATACTTCTTGCTAACAGCCTTTAAGAACTTCAAGAAATCTTGATGTTCATAGGGCAGATGGACACAGGAGAAGAAAAGTCTATTCATTATAACCTCCCAGGTACTCAATCATACTAGATAGCACTGCCTTATTCTCTTTTACAAGTCCTAAAGCAGTATTACACCCAGGACATAACAGGCCTCGGATCTCGCCAGTGGTATGATTATGGTCAACATTCAAAGTGGTATTTAAATCATCCTGAGATATTCCACAAATTTTACAGCAATTATCTTGCAGTATAGCCATATCTACAAAATTTTGGTAAGTCAATTTGTACTTCAGTTTTAACATAGTGTCCCTGCTATAGCAGGGGTTGCATAAACCTCGGCCTTTAATAGGTGCCTTAACATCACATCTAGAACATATGCCAGCAGGTCTATTCTTAGGGTAGCACTTAGCGCACATTTTAAGGGCATATATAAGTGCACTTTCCCCACCTATGGTACATTTACCTATTTTAGCGCTTCTATTCATATACTTAACCTTCCTGTTAATCTTGTATTTGATTGTAGTCTTCTAAGCAAAGCTCATCAACTAAATCAAAACTTAATTCTTCGACATCCTCATCTTTAATGTCAGTTATTGCATGTTTTTCGAGTAACTCAATAAAAAATTCTTTAACTTTATTACCAGCTATGTTTCTTACCTGGGAGTCAATAACAGGTCTTCCTGCCAACATGTGGAATATAGATTTAAATGATTCACTCATTAGATCACCACCTCTAAGATTTCTTTTTTATATTTAAGAAGAATACTAGCAACAATTCCACCTAGATAAGGCACTTTAGCTTTTATAATTCCACATAATACATCAAATTTTTCATTATAAAATTTAACAACTTCTTTTTTAGCAGCTTCAACAGCTTTAGCTTGTAAATCAGCAATAACTTCTTTTTGTAGTATATAAATATCGTCTGCTTTCTTTACTAGCTCTTTTTTGCCACCATCAATAATTGATTTAAATAGTTTCTTTTGTGCTGCATAAACCTTTTGTCCTAGAATATCCTTTAAATTCATCTTTATCTCCTTTTGTTAACTATGTATAGTATACTATAGAAATGCCTATTTGTCAAGCTTTTATTTTTTAAACCTTTCTGTTATTTGACTTTCTGCAGTGATAGGGCAATCTGTGCCCCAATTTGGTAACACTTCCATTAATCTAGTAAATTCAGTTAGATTAACATCATCTTTATGTACTTCACTTAATACTTGATCATGTACTGTAAATACAACAGGATATGAAGGATTTATTCTTAACATAGCTTCTGTCATAAAATCTCTAGCAACAGCTTGTGTAATATTTTCAACTAGTTTACCACCCCAAGTTCTCTGTTCTTCAAATTTCTTAATCTGGGAACTATAACCTTGGTAGGTTATTTCAAATTTCTTACTATATTTATGGTGTATAGCAGGGGTATTATAAGCTAATGCCCTACCTGATGGTAGGCATACATACATGTAATCCTTATGAGTATAGAAAGATACCTTACCACAATTAACTCTTCTACCAGGATTAGCTATACTTTTTATTGCACAATATTCTATCTTATACCAGTAATCAACTACCTTAGAGAATTTAGATCTATAAGCTTTAACAGCTTTTTCAGCTAATTCTTCAGAAACAGTCATATCATAACCTTCACAAGTAACTTTAAACTTATCCTTACCCATACCATATCCGCAGCCTAATACAGCTTGTTTACCTAGTTGTCTGTTATCTTTATCTACTTTAGATACATCTTTTTCATATATAGTGGAAGCCATATCTTTATAAATATCAATACCTTGTCTATACATTTCTAATCCAATATCTTCATCAGCTAACCAAAATAACACTCTAGCTTCAATAGCTGAAAAATCAGAATCTAAAAATACATGATTCTTTTTAGGTATCAACATCCCCCTAAGACAAGAAGATATAGCTTCTAATAAATCAGGGAATCTTTTAATCATCGTAAAATAGTCAGAACCACCTCTAAGCATTTGAATAGCTTCACTTATTTCTTCGTCCGAAATGGAAGGTCTTATAATATTCTGCACTTCTATTCCAGTTCCTGAGAATCTACCTGTTCTAGAAGCACCATAATATAATAATAAATCTCTTATTCTACCTTCATCATCAGCTCTATTTAACATAGATTTAATCTTTTTAGTGGAAGATTTGCTTAATTGTTTTCTTATCTCTAATATTCTTTTGTGTTTTCCTTTAACTCTGTCTAGCCACAAGTCAACATTTGCAGTTTGCAAATTAGGGATATGTACTTCATCTTCATGAAATAACTTAACTATTTCTTGGACTTGACCACTAGATTTAATTCTTCCTTCAGTTATCTCGGATAATTCTTGATTTAATATATCGGAATGCTTATCAATTATAGTTAATGCTTGCTCTGCTACTTCAACTTCACAACTAACACCACGCATGTTAATTTCATTATTTAACGTAAAAATATGTAATTCTTTACTTCTTTCTTCCGTAAAATTACCTATAAAATAATTCTTTTCTTTTGTCAATTTTAATAATTTCTCTCTAATAGAATAAGTAACATCAACATCTTTCTTACAATACTCTTTTAATTTGTACCATCTTAACTCATCATCATACCATATACCAGGGTCTTTTTTACTGGCTTTTTTAGGTTTACACATCTGGAGCATTATCCTTCTACCTACCTCATCTTTCTCTTCAGAAAGCTTGAGAGCCTTTGAAACTCCTTCAAGTGAGCGTGGTAAAGCAAATTGAGCTGCCCTTGCCTGTGAACACCTAAATCTATCAAAATCAACTACAGGCCAACCATGGCGCGCTGAGAGTATATTAGTGTACATGGCAAATTCAAAACTAGCATTAAATGCTTCTAGTAAAGCACCCTCCATAATACCATTTAGGAAGTCTTCAGGAATAGA